CATTCAAACAAGATACAATGTAGATGATGCTACGTTTGCTAATTTTGAACGCAAAATGTCAGACCCAAAGTCTATAAATCCTGACAATTTATGGAGGTTATATCAAATGGATGAGGGAATAGCCCCAGCACCTACTGCTAATCCAGGACCTAGTCCTGCGTTTAAGCAAACTAGGAATGCTCAATCTATCCCAAGTTCAATGGGCGTTCTGCCTTCTCAGAATGTAACTACAGATTCTAGAAGTGCAGAAGATAAATTAATGGATGCAATAATAAGTGAGAATGATAAATATAATGTTCTCTAAGTTATTGCGGTAAAATAAGGGATTATTACACATGGCAGACCAATATAGTATTTCGCCAGGTGGTACAATGCAATCTAGCTCTATTGACCATTCAAGAAGAATGTTCAACTTTGGAGAGAGAATTGCAGAACTAGCACCACAACAATCTCCGTTTTTTACATATTTGTCCAAGGTAGCCAAAAAGCCAACTGATGACCCAGTTTTTAAATTTTTAGAACAGCGTCATCAATATCAAAGACGTAACGGAAATGTTGCACAAGCTAAGACTACTGCTGCTTTTTCAAGCGGTGCTGTCGCAGATACTGCAAGTGTACGTTTAGATGTGCCTTATGACAAATTTGGAAGAACGGTAACAACTGCTGTTTTGCCACAATTTTTGCTAGATAGACAAGTAATTGCTATCACAGCAGAATATGATGCAAACGGTAGTGACGCAGGTGCAGGCAGTGAGACTGCTGCAGTTGCATATTTTATAGTAGATGGCACACCTGATGTATCTAATAGTGCATACACTCTTGTAAACTTAGAGTTTAAAGCAGTTTATTATGCACCAGATGGTACTAATGCAGGAGAAATCACACCAGCAGATAGCTCTAAGATTATTCTTAGAGATAATGCAAACTGGCAGATTGTCGGTTCAGCATTTGCTGAGGGTGGAACTGACCCAGAGGGTTGGAAAGATGAGTTCTTTGACAGAGAAGGATATGCACAGATTTTTAAAACTGCAGTTCCTTTATTCTCTGGAACAGCTTTAGCTACACGTTACAGAGGTACTGCTAATGAGTACAAACGTGTATATGCTGAAAAGTTGATGGAACATAAAATGGATATGGAACACGCTATGTTATTTGGTATTGGCTCTGATGATTCTACATCAACAGGACCAATCAGAAGAACATGGGGTATTCTTCCTTTCACAGAAGCTTATGGTAGTGTAAAATCTTTTACATATGCTTCATCTGCATACGATGATTTCATTGATGCATTGGAAGATGTGTTTTCTCCAGAATCAGGTAACAGTGGAACTAAGTTAGTTCTTGCCTCAAGAAAAGTTATGTCCTGGATGAATAAGCTAGGTGCTAACTCTTTCATGGGTAACAACGCAGCATTAGGACACACAGTTACAACTAGTGGTGGAAGCAATGGTTTCACAGCTGACATACAGAATCTTAAAGGTTCTTTTGGTCATAACATTACAGCTATTAATACTATTTATGGTAATTTAGCTTTTGTTATGGAGCCATTATTTAGAGGACCTTGGGAAAATTATGCAGTCATGATTGACCTTAAGAACGTTGCTTACAGACCATTAGCTGGTAATGGAATATCAAGAGATACTCATGTTATTACTAATGTTCAGAATAACAACGTTGATGGTAGAAAAGATATGATTATAACCGAAGCAGGTTTAGAAGTCAATCTACCAGAAACTCACACTATTCTTAAGTTCGCTTAAGATTGTTAACCTAGTATATGGGGTAGTTAACTCTACCCCTTATGCTAATAATTAGGAAAGAAAGAAATGGCAGAAACAATTATAAATCAGTTTACAGAGAAAGAAAGGCTTGGTAAACAGGCATTAGATGTAATTACTGTAACACTAACAACTGATGCAGAAACTATTGGTGATAATAAAGTTTTTGCTAAAGCTATAGAAATACCTTATGCAACTTCTATGAATGGTGGTTCAGGACTAATTAAATCAATTACAATACTTGACCAAACTGTAACTAGCCCTGCAATGGATATTGTGTTTAGTTCAGACAATACTGAAATTACTGAAGACGAAGGTAAGGCAGTAGGTGAAGATGTTGCAAACTTAGATTCAGCATTAGTAAATATGCTTGGTGTAGTAAAGATAGTTAATGGAGATTATACAGATTTAGCAGATTCAAGTTTAGCAAGTAAAACTGGAATTAACTTAGGAATACAAACTGCAAGTGATAGTAAAAGCATTTATGCTTCAGCTATAAATAGAAGCGGTGGAAACTATGTAGCAAGTGCAACAACTGTATTAAGAATGAAAATCACTATACAGAAAGACTAATGTCAAAGATTGTTACTAGTGTAAGTATTGGTGGTCCTTGGCAGTCAGGGACTGAAGAAGTAAATAACAATAGTAGACGTACATTAAATACAAAAGGAAGTAGTAATGAAAGTAGAAAAAGTAGTCAAAAAAGCCAAAAAAGAAGTAAAAAAAGAAGTTAAAAAACAAGCACCTAAAGTAACAAGAGGTGTATACACAAAGCAAGGTAGATGAGTTTTAGCAGTCAAATACAGCACTATACTGGAAGTGTAACTGGTTTTGATGACCAGATTACAACCTGGTTAAACGATGGAGTTAAATCTATTATAGCTAGAGCTGGTGCATTATCACCAGATTTATTGTATAGATTTTCATCAACAAATTCATTAACTGGTAGCAGTGGCTTTGAGATTGGTAGTGGTAGAGTATTATATGTAGAGAGAGATGCAGTAGATAGTGGTACAGATTTACATGAGGCAAGGCTTGTTCCTTTAAATCAAAAAAATCAATCAGCAGATACAACTAGTATTTATTTTGCACCTACTACAGCACCTGTTTATTATGTAGATAATAATAAAGTATATGTATTACCAGCACCAACATCAGACCAACCAGCTTCTATTGTAGTAGTAGATTATGGTACTGTAAATAATTCTGGAGAAACTATAAGTAATTTTCCAGTTGAGTTTTACAAACATGTTGTTCTTTGGGCATCAATGAATGTATTGCATGCTAAACTTATTAAACTTACTGAAACAACATTAGCATCTTTAGAAACAGAAATAACTACAGACGCTGCAGGTGCTTTAACAAAAGCAAAAAGACTGATGGAAGATGACGATAATCTTGCAAATGTAAATGCATCAGTGCATGATTTTATAACTAATGAAGATACAGAAATGGTATCTGCATCACTAAGTGCTATTACTACTGAATTAAATAGAGCTCAGAAACATATGGACAAATGGGCTGTAAGAGAGAAAAAATTAATTACAGAATATAATTGGACATCAGGACAATTAGCTTATGTAAAAGGAATGTATGAAGAGTGTTGGGCACCATATCAAGGTGTAACTGTTGCTAACGATAGTGCATATGCAGGAGATAGAAAATGACAGGCAAAGAAATGGTAGAGCTAGTACAACAACATCATCCTGAATTAGGACCACAAGAAATTATTAAGATGTTGAATAGAGCATCAGACGATTATACAGCAAGAACAAGATTATTAGATAGTGCAACAAAATTTACAACAGTTGCTAATCAAAGATATTATGGGCTAGATGGTAGCATATTAGAAATAAGAGCAGTAGATTATACTAATGATGAAGGTGAATTAGAAGCAATACCAAGATTAGTTGGTAGACCAACAATAAGGGATATAACATAATGGCATTAACAACAATTACAACAGGTGGTAATGACCAAGTAACTTGGCAACAATCTAGATGGGTTTATTGGATAGAACGTGATGGCATAGGTATTGCAAAATATAATCCTGTAGCAACAAGAAATAATGATGAGTTTACATCTCCTGAAGATGCAAGAGATGTATATCTATATTACTATAAAAAAGCAGCACATTATACTTTACCTAGTGTTAATGCTACAACATGGGAATCTGAAACCCATGAAATGCCAAGTCAATTTCATCAACATTTAGTAGAAAAAGCTATTGCTATGGGTTATGAATTAAAACCTAATGGTTTAGGACAAGCACAATATTTTGA